CTGTCAACACCAAGGGCGGAGCAGTGCATTTCTGGAACAACATCGTGGTGGTAGACATTAGACATGTTCTCAAAGAGAGCGGTGCCGTTGATGTACAACGAGCCGGTACCAAAAGTGTAATTGGTTTCCCAATCCGCATTGTTAATGTTACCCGCAACCAAGTGAAGTGCCTTCACTGGATGGTTAAAGTAGGTAAGATCAAACTCGGTATCAGCTTGTGTACCTGGTTGATATTGAACTTGGTTAATCAACAACTCATGTTCGTTGTCTGTGAAGAACTTGCGTTCATCTGTGTCCAAGTAGATGTAGTTGGCGTAGATTTTTGGAGTACCCGCCCCGGTGTATTGATCTTGGATCTTAATACGCAATTCCACTTCATGGTATTGGAGAGCCACCAATGGAAGGCTCTTGGTCCAGTCTTCGCCGAAGAAGAATGGGATCACATAGTGGTCACCATTTGAGTTGTTTTGGGCAGTTTCAATGGTGTGTCTCATGGTAGCCTTGGCAGAGTTGTCGTTGTACAACACATTGTGAATACCCTGAACGAAGAGGGAGTCAAGTTCACACACCTTTTGTCCACCAATCCAGAGTTGGAAAGTGGTTGGCTGGGACGCGGAAGTGTCAAACATAGCGTTGTTACCACCTGGCAAAGCAATACCTTCAGCTTCAATCCACACATAGCTCAAAAGGTCACCTTTGGAGCGGAGTGGGACGACAATTTCATTAGAGGCACCGAAAGTGCCGATGTAATCCACGCGTTCTGGACGCATCGCAAAATTTGTGTGTCGCTTGTAGTTTTGACGGAAAAAACTGACCTGTGGTTGACCAGTAATGTACGCATCCTGGGCACCTTTAGATACAAGGTCAATCAAAGCGGCTGACATTTTTACTAATAAAGTATATTAAAATTTTCGGCCGATGACTACACAACGAGAATTATGGTAGTCTTCCAAGCACTCACTTGGGAATCCAGAGATACAGATGATGAGCATTTGATCAGTATCTTTGGTAAGACCGAGGAGGGGAAGTCTGTCTGTCTTACAACTGCGTTTACTCCGTATTTTTTTATCAAACTTCCCGAGAATATTACTGCCCCAAAAATTCAGAGAATTTACAATATCCTTGATGAAAAGTGTAAAGATTCCCTGGTAGCCTACTCTGTCATGAAGTCTAAGGATGTCTGGGGATTTCAAAACAATGAAGAGTTTGCATACATGAAAGTGAACTTCAAACACCTTCAGGCTCGCCGTCTCGTGGATTCATTCCTGAGAAAACCCCTTGATAGGACACCCGAACTTTTTGATATTTTTGGGGTCAGGAATGTAAAAGTTTATGAATCAAACCTTGATCCAGTTCTGCGCCTGATGCACCGCACAGGAATCCAATCCACTGGATGGTTAGACACGGGGGACAAGTGTATTCGTTCGCATCTCGCTCGCGTTGATTTGGATCTTTTCTGTAATGACTGGACAACCCTCAAGCCTGTGGTGAGGGATGACATCGCTCCATTTGTCGTGGCATCTGTGGATATTGAATGTAATAGTTCTACGGGTAAGTTTCCTGATGCAGATGTTCCCGGGGACGCCTGCTTTCAAATCGCAATCTCCCTGTGTAAGTTTGGCTCCGACGAACCATACGATAAGACATGTCTTTGCTACAAGAAGACGGATCCCAATCTGGAAGGTTCCACTATTCTGAGCTACGACACCGAAAGAGAAATGTTGGAGGCATTTCAAAAGTATCTTCACAAAAGTGATGTGGATATCATTACCGGGTGGAACATTTTTGGTTTTGATATGGAATACATATACAAGCGTGCACAAGTCAATCGGTGTCACTATGAATTCTTCAACTTGGGTAAGTTGAGGGATACGGAGTCGGAACTTGTCATTAAGAAGCTCTCATCAAGTGCCCTTGGAGACAACCTCCTGAAGTTACTCCCAATGTCTGGTCGCTTCATCTTTGATATGTTCCACGAAGTCAAGAAGGGATACAAATTGGATAGCTATAAATTGGATAGTGTATCTAAATTGTACCTGGGAGATCAAAAAATTGATATGGCGCCAAAGGAGATGTTTGCTCGTTACAATGAGGGAGATCCCGTAAAATTGAGGGAAGTTGCTGAGTATTGTATCAAGGATACACTTCTTCCACATCGCCTGATGAAGAAGTTGTGTACTCTCCTAAATATGGTGGAGATGGCCAAGGCAACTTGGGTTCCAGCAAACTTTCTTGTAGAGCGTGGGCAACAAATCAAGGTATTTTCTCAACTGACAAAGAAGGCGAGGGAATTGGGTTTCATGGTTCCGACAATTCGGTATGGAGCAATCCCCGAAGAACCCTACGAGGGAGCTACGGTTCTTGAAGCACAAAAGGGTGCATACTATACTCCAATTACCGCTCTTGATTTTGAAGCACTGTATCCATCAATTATGATGGCACACAATCTATGCTATTCGTCATATGTCATGGACGAGAAGAAGTATGGCGCGGTCCCGGGAATCACCTATGAAACTTTCAAGGTTGGTGACCGAACTTATAAGTTTGCCCAAGATGTACCAAGTCTTTTACCTGCGATTCTTCTTGAATTGAAACAGTTTCGTAAGCAAGCCAAGCGGGACATGGCGGCGGCTACAGGTTTTATGAAGGAGGTCTACAATGGTAAGCAGTTGGCTTATAAAATTTCAATGAACTCCGTATATGGGTTCACTGGAGCAGGCAAGGGTATTCTTCCTTGTGTCCCTATTGCATCTACAACAACATGTAAGGGGCGTGCAATGATTGAAGAAACAAAGAATTATGTTGAGAAGAACTTCCCCGGAGCAAAGGTAAGGTACGGGGATACTGACTCAGTGATGGTTGAGTTTGATGTCGGAGATCGTAAAGGCGAGGATGCGATTGCCTACAGCTGGGAAGTGGGAGAAAGAGCCGCTGAAGAGTGTTCAGCTCTCTTCAAGAAGCCCAATAATTTGGAATTGGAAAAGGTCTATTGGCCATACTTTTTGTATTCAAAGAAGAGGTATGCCGCAAAGTTGTGGACACAAGGTAAGGATGGTAAGATGCACATGGACTATATTGACATCAAGGGCCTCCAAGTTGTGCGACGGGANAACACACCCCATGTGCGAGAGGTCTGTAAGGAACTCTTAGATGTTGTTCTCACATCAAGTGACCCCGGTCCACCAAANGAGNTGGCCAAAGAGAGGGCGATTGAACTCCTTTCGGGTGATGTCCCCAACGATAAGCTTATATTGAGCCAAGGTCTCTCGGATACCTANAAGGTTGGTGGTAAGAATGTATCTGTAACGAGTGCTGATAGTGTCAACATTAATCAATCGCATGTACAAGTTGTCACGAAGATGCGTCAGAGAAAGCCTGGTTCTGAACCACAGTCTGGGGATCGTGTGCCATACCTGCTCACAAAGACCCAAGATTCCAAAGCCAAAGCGTACGAAAAAGCCGAAGATCCAAAATATGTAGAGGAGCATGGCGTACCTGTTGATTATCACTATTATTTCCTCAATAAGTTCCTCAACCCTGTGTGTGACCTTTTGGATCCACTGTTTGAGAATGTCAAGGATGAAATCTTTGGTGAAATCATTAATCAACACAAACCACCGAAACCAAAGAGGGAACCAGCTCTCAGTACTATGAAGAAGGATGATCTCATTGCGGAATGTAAACGCCTAAGTTTGGATGAAACGGGTACTTTGGCGGTACTCCGAGCCCGCCTTAAGGAGGCGAGACAAGGTTCGGTTGAAGATCTATTTAAAAAATACGAGCTAACACAGAGTAAGAATGAATCTTCACGAGAAGATCACGCAGATAGTTGATGAGGAGTTGGAGGAGAGGGTCAACTTAATCATCAACGAGTATGCTTTAACGATTTCAAAGAAGCATGCGATACCTCTGGAACTTTTATTGAAGGATATTCCCACTTCATTTGTGAGTACAACTTGTAAAGGAACAAAATCAACTGGTAGTCGGTGCACTTTCAAGGCAATTCACAATGGCTATTGTGGTAAACATAGATCCCAAGGTGAAAGGGTATGTCATCGCACATTGTCAAGTTCAAGTCTACACAATCATGGACCAGAGCATATGTTTGTGAGGGGGTGTCCGGGGTGTGAGGTTTCAAAAGAGCTTATAGATTTGGGGGTCTAGTATGGTAATGAGCAAAAACGATATTCTACTAACATCTATCAACAATTTTTACGACAATGAGAAGAATAAATCTACACTTCTGACGATATTGGACAAAACAAGTGGCATTTCTCTCCGCAATTTGGAGTGGTTTATCACAAACTACGCAAAGAAGAATCACACCTCGTATCAAACAGGTGACGGGAAGTTATTCACTGTCCATTGTGCTTACAAATCAAGCCTCAATGGATACAGTAAGCAACTCTTTGATCCATTTTGTCGGTCTCAAAAGTTTCCCTACACGATTCCGGGTACATCTCATGAAATCCAAACAACTTTGGCACAATTGAATTTCATCAAATGGTGTATTAAGAATAATATTATTGACTACATTGCCGAGAATAAGGAAAAACTCTTTAGTAAGCAATTGACATGAAGCCCCTGTCAAACACAAAAGTTTGATATCCGGTATAGTACATGTTCAAAGAAAAGGTTTCTGTAGAAATGTCTATTCCAGAGTCGGTGTCTAATTTAACTTCAATGCTAGTCTTTTCTGATTGAATCTGACTAAAGTCCAAGTTTCCCGATGGTTCCACATTTACTGGATTCAACGAGAAACTATATGTGTAAATATTTCTGATAGGTCTTGATAATCGTTTTTGATATGGAATTAAAAATTTGTAATATTCATGATTTGTTTTTGTAACCTCTGGTAGTTTATTTCCATTTATATAGAAGCTTGCCTCTTTCATTACTGGATAAAGGGTTGTATCTTCACCTTGAAAATCCAGAGTAGAAGAAAAGTTGAACCGGTTTTCATATAGATACTCACCACCCGAACCACCACCTTCTGCGTCGTCTTCATTTTCAAATATAGTATTCCTGATAAACCAATGGATACATTTCACAGGGATATTGGGAACTAAGTTGTTCTTTATAATATCCTCGTTAAGTTCACTGAGTGCCACTGGATGTTTTCTCACAATATCGGTGATCATTGTCTGTCTTTCACTCGCCAGGAATTTCCTTTCATCTGGGTTGACTGTTATTTCTTCGGTAACAATGTTGAAAGATGGGAGTGTGACCGTATTAGTTGTATTTGTGAAGAATGTTTGTTTATGAAACTCAAATTCAAACTCAATCTTCTGACGGAAAATTGAACACACTGGAAAGTATGGTCTATTTGGTTTATTTGTGTCATACTCATCACTCGCAAACTTCCTTGAGAAAAAGAAGTGAATAGGTATCACCAGATCTGCGTCATATTGCGCAACACTTGTACTCGTAGGAGCGTCATCAAAACCAAGGTTTCTATTTACAAGAAATCTATTCGCTACCTTTTCTGAAACTTCCAAATAAAGATCGTCATAGATAATGCCCCAATCGTCATGGATTTTCTCAACTTGTATATCGTCAACATACATCGTAATACTTTTGAGGATGTGTCTTCCCAATTGATCTGCATAGTTTCCATCACTTATACCTGGTATAGTTAGACTCAAATACATATTACTCAAAAGGTCACCCATATTTGTTGGATTGAATTGTACTTTAATCGTTTCACCAAATGGCCATGAAGGTTTTGCGTTTCCAGGTTTGACAACATTTCTACTCCTGTGGTATTTACGAAAGTCGGAATGTCTCTTGTCGGTCGTATAATTAAAGAACGACTCGTCTGGATCTTTGGAAAGCAAGTAGGTGTCTTGCTTCCCAATAGCCTTGAGCGAAATTTTCGCAGCTTCACCCATACCTATCTATTGTCTACATATTTTTAATATCCATTTTCCACATGTCAATGTGTGAGGTACCCTTCATAACTTCAAGTTCTTCCCTCGCTTGTTTTGATTCTTTGAGGAGTTCTCGTACACACTCTTCAGTATATTGGACAGTCTTGATATTGAGGAGATAGTCATAGGTTCCGTTGATTTTGGGAAAGATACCAGCCAACTGTCTCTCAAGATCATCCTTCTTTCTTTTGAAGACAACAATCTGTCCCTCAATAACCATTGTCACAAACTTTGATTTGTATCCACACATCTTGGATCTAACTTCAAGTACTTTGATGAGGTGTTCTCTTCTCCTCTTGTAGTGTTCAAGACGAAGATCCACAAAGTCCTTGAGGATTTCCTCGGGACTGGAGTACTTGTAGATACCCTTAACTGGATGGAAAAGATGCATATTTGAGGTGTGGAAGCTCTTTCTCAGCTTGAGATCCTTTAGAATGTCCTTGCCAGTGTATCCCATAATTTCAAAATCAACATCTTCCGTTGTTGAGTTATTGGTGAATCCAGAAATGACCTTTTTCTCTATGAGGATGTCCAAGTATTCCTTGTAGTCTTGGGTCCAGCGCCCCGGTGGAAGTTCTGTGACTTTGAGTCGTGACCCTGTGTCTCGCCACACACCTTCCGTGATCCAAGTACCATCTTCTTTGAAAACTTTGCCCTTGAAACCCCGGAACCAAGGACTCATATCTTTGAATGAATGTCCCTCCAAGGCTCTTTGAATATTCTCCTTGATATCCTTGGGGTTGAATGGTGGTACATAGCAACTGAAACCCGTACCGATACCCTCGGTTCCATTCACGAGAACCATTGGTAAAGTTGGCATGTAAAAGTCTGGTTCAATGGAGCGTCCATCATCGTCCAAGTAGTTGAGGATCGGGTCATCCCGAGGATCAAAGATCTTGCGAGCCTCCTTGGTAAGTTTTGTGAAAATGTACCTCGTCTGAGAAGCATCCTTACCACCCATGAGACGCGTACCAAATTGACCACACGGTTCAAGAAGGTTAATGTTGTTTGAACCCGTGTAGTCGTTTGCCAACTTAACAATCGTGTCCGCTAAGGATACTTCACCATGGTGGTACGCAGACTTGTCCGCGACATATGCCGCCAGTTGTGCCACCTTCATTTCATCCTTGAGATTCTTATGGAAGCAAGCATACATCACTTTCCTCTGTGAAGGCTTGAGACCATCCGCCATATGGGCAATAGAGCGCTTCAAGTCTGCCAAACTGAAATTGACCAGGTCTTTGCGGACAAAGTGGGTAATGCTCAAGTTCTTGACAGAACCATATGGGACTTCCAACTCTTTGGGGTCCTTTGCTGTACTCTCCAAAAGCCAAGACTTTCTATCATCTGCTTTCTTCTTGTCAAAGGCGAGGATGATGGACTTGTCTGTCATAATATCCATGTCAAACTTCACAGTGAGGTCCTGAATCTTCTTGAAATACTCCCGAGCTTCAGCACTCGTGCTGGTACCCAGACCCTTGTAGTACTTGATTTTCCAACCTGCTTGTCCGCTACCATACCAGGTACGGAAAGCCGAATCTGTATAGAATGATTTTGATTGACCACCCTTGGAAGCCTTGATGATTGGTGTCACCATAGAAACCACGAAACCCAACTTGAGAAGACTGGGCCAGAAGTAGTGGATCATATTTAGGATGAGACCCTTGATGTGAGAACCATCATTATCGGCATCTGTCATAATCATAAGACGACCATAGCGAAGTTCAGAAACATCTTGGTAGTCTTTTCCTTGTTGAAGACCAAGGATCTTCTTGAGATCGTTGAACTCCTGGTTTGATGTGAGCTGTGCCACCGAAGCGTCCCGAACATTCTTACATTTACCGCGAAGTGGGAACACACCGTAGTGATCACGACCAACGACAGAGAGACCCGCAACCGCGAGGGTTTTAGCCGAATCACCCTCTGTGACAATGAGAGTACACTTTCCAGATTGTGCCGTACCCGCCTTGTTCGCGTCATCCAACTTGGGAATACCGGTAATTTTGGACTTGCGAGCACCATCGGTCTTCTTGAGTTCCCTCATCTCCTTAAACTTTGAGAGTGCTGTGAGTTCATCTTGAATACCAGTTTTTAGGGCATTCTTCACAAAGTTTTTGGGTGGTTCAAACTTACTCCCAAAGTCTTGAGCCTTTGAGGTACACTCCGACTTCACCTGACTTGAGAAGGTTGGGTTCTCAAGGGTTGCCTTCACAAAGATGTTGAAAGTATTCTTGACTTGTTGTGGTTTCAACTTGATCTTCTTTGCCATCTCATCAATGATACCGGCGGCAAGGTAAGAAGCTACATGATCCACATGGGTTCCACCTTTCGTTGTAGATATACCATTCACAAAAGAGACTTGTTCAAGTCCGTTGTCTGATGGACCAATACATACTGACCAGCGATCAGTCGTTACCGAGCACACATCTGTCACACCTTCGTGCATCTTGGCGTAAGCCTCAAACGAAGTCTTTGGAAGGGCTTCACCTTGAAACTTCACTTTACAGTTTGGAGTCGTACAGATGTTTGCATCCCAAACCCGCTTCTCAAAGATTTTGTAGATTGAGGCATCCATCTTATTCATACCAAATCTCTTCCAATCGGGGATGAAAGTGATTGAGACCGAAGAAGTTGAGGCAGAATGCTTTGTAATCTTTGGTGGGTGACACACCGTCATGTTATTGTTCCACTTTTGTGTGTAACACTGCTTTGTCTCCCCATCCTTGATCACAATGGAAAACTCCGATGAGTAGATGTTGGTCAACTTGGCACCATAGCCGTTGCGACCTCCCACAATTCTCTTCTTTGTGTCATCATAATTTGTACTCGTAAGAAGATGCCCAAATGTAAGTTCGGGATTCCAAATACCCTCTTTTTCGTGCATACGCACACCGATGCCACCGAGAGGGCCATTATTCTCAATGGTAATAGAACCAGTCTCCTTGTCTATCCCCGCCGAGATGCTCGTAACACTCTTTGGGTGTACAGAGTTTCTGTCAATTGCATTGACAAGAATTTCGTCAAATATTTTGAGCAAAGCTGGGGAATAGTTGACATTCTTCTTTTTGAATTGATTATCAGTTTTGTGAAAAATCCAGTATGATTCGGAACCAATGTCCACCGGACCAACATACGAGTCAGGTCTCTTAAGGACGTGTTCAATGTGGGTAAGTTTTTGAATACTCTCACCCATCTTTCTTTAACTTTTAGGGTGTCAATTCTTTACTTAGGTTTATTCTCCTCAAGGATCAAGTAGAAATTTTCAATCCATGCCAATAGTTCATTTATCGTAATAGAGAGTGTTTTGGGTCTATCAAACTTAATTGCCCCAATTTGACGAAGGGTGTCTATGCGTGGATTATACTTTATAGGTCCATTCATAAAACAACATTTACATACACGGAGATTTCCCATGATGTACCCATTATTCAGTTCAAGTGGTGGTTCTGTTTGACGCAAGTACATATCAAAGAGACGAAGTTCCCATCCCTTCCCATTTTTATAGTATGGATCAAGTGGTGCCAGACAGAAGTGACACAGATACTTCCATTTTATTTTCATACTTATAAATAGAAGATGGCTTATCTTTATCTGATAGCTATAATTTTTGTACTTTATCTCATGATGAAAAATAAGACTCGGGGTATGAACAAGGCCATAGAGAAGCTTGTGAGACAATCAGCCCGCTATGCCGTGGCTGCTCAACAGGATGAATCACCGGTCATTGCTATACTTCACGCAAACTATGCAGCTGCTTACTTCTACGCCCTCAAAGAGTTTGCCACCGATTCACAAATTCACAATGCCACTGGTATAGATGTCAAGAAGTTCAAGGAACATGTCACAAATGTTCAGGATATGGTCACCAAGAAGACTTCTGCAAAGTGTCCAGAATTTGTTGGCGAAGTTGATGTCTATTTGGCTGAAATTGGTGGTGAAGCTTAAAATAAAGGTGATATGGTAATTTATGAATAATTATGTGGTCTTTCAACAACCGAATAACCACATTGTTTTGGGAGTAAACGAAGATTATGTCATAGAAATACCGATGGAAGAGAGAGATGATGTACAACTTGTTTGTACTGAAAAGCGTATATTAAACTTCATATTGTTTATTATATTTCTTATGTTAGCTGGATCTACAATCATATGAAACCTAAGTCGGTCTCAGACATTCAAATATTCAAACAAAGAAAGATGGAAGTCATTCGTGATGCTATGTGGTCTACTTGCCTCGCCAACGCGGTAAAGATGTACCGCCTTCGCGAGCCAAATGAAAAATGTTACAAGTTGGCCGACGCAACTTGGAAGTGTAAGATGGCATATGTCAAACACAACAATACAAAAAAGGGGAGCTCGGTTATTGTCCTTGACGCGCCACCCAAGGAAAATACACCCGACCAACGCACGTCCCACAAGATTTGCTGTGCGACGACAATGTCTGGAAAGTCTTGTCGGTTCAAGGCTGTGTGTGGTGACTACTGTCGCAAGCACCGGGTTGCTTCAACAAGTATTGGGAACAAGGTAGATGTAAGTGACCTTCTTAGCAAATTAGATGGAATTAAAATCCAATAGTACTATAAACAACATGTTAGATCAGGAGACTCTTAGACCTGTAATAATAGCGATGGCTCTCTACCTCGCCATAAACATTATTGTTCCTCGTATTTTGAAGAAGCCAACGGGTATCAAACCAGTTGATGATCTTGTCATGACTATGATTGCGCAACAGGATGCCTTAATGAACGGAACCATCCTTGTTGGTCTCGTTGTTCTCGGTACCAATTACATTCAAGATGAACTCTTGTAAAATGTTCTCTTTACCAACCAAGTTTTTCGTGTATTCGTGGTCCATATAGCGAAGCTTCTTATTATAGGCATCCTCCATGAACTCCAAGAGTTGGCTCGGATTTGGCTTACCCCAAGTCATCCCCTTTTTGAAGAGGAAATCGTCCCTCTCCAGCTCTTGAAGTTCACAATCAATTGTGTATGGCGTCTTGACATACTCGGGTGATCCACCGTAGTTTGTGATGATTACCGGTTTGTCACGAAGTGCCGCCTCAACCGGGCCCATACCAACACCCTCAGACTTTGAGAAACTCACATAGCAGTCACACCGATCGTGAAGTCTATCCATTTCTTCATCTGAGATGAGCCCATTAATAACTTCAACATTTGGAAGTTTAATGTCAACATTTGAGTTACATGTCGCTTTTACGACGAGGCGCACATCTGGTTTGTTTAATCGCACAAATGCCTCCAGTATTCCTCGGAAGTTCTTTCTATCGTCTAAGATATTACCAATGTGGTAAAATGTATATGGCTTTGAGGGGGGTGGAATATGCACATGAATAATGTAAAACTCGTTATCTGGGAACTGTCTGGAAAGAACTCGTTTACAGAACTCACTTGGAACCGCAACCCTCTTTGATTCTTTCATGATGAGACCATAGTCTTCGTGTACAGTCTCCGTTTCACAGACTGTCATGATTGCCAGGTTCTTGATTCGCGTCCTCGCATATTTTATGTAATCCAGGTGAGGTTTCACAGGTAACAGGAAAAGAAGTCCGTGTTCACTTTCTGGAATCTCGGTACCTATAAGGTGATAGGTCGCATTGTCAAATACTTTTGTGTACTTGTATGCGTGTTGACCTATCCCGCTATTAAGATGTCCTCCGATGATGATCATTTAGTTTAAAGATAATCTCTCTTTTATATATAATACAATGGAATCTCTTCGCAAGGAAATTCAGGATGAAATGAAGCGCACCAGACTTGATAAGGGTCGCCTTTACGACCTTTTGTTAAAGATTGTTGACGGCGGTGTTGGAGGGGGTGAAGGTGTCCAGGGCCCAGCCGGTCCACGGGGCCCAGCCGGTCCAGCCGGTCCAGCCGGACCATCTGGTGAGTGTAAGTGTACCAAGGAAGAAGCACCAGCTCCAACCCCAGTCGCGGAGAAGCCAAAGGTCTCAACTGCCACCAAGAAAACCACCACCAAGAAATCTACAACCACCAAAAAGACGACAGTCTAAGATATCTGTAGTTTTTCACCCTTAGTCAAAATATCTTTTTACATTTACTCAGGCAGTCCAGGATCTGCGTCAGTAAATGAAGCATATTATATCTAATTTTAAGCCTATCAAAATACCACCAAGAACAAACATCCATGGTAAGCCCTCAAAACCGAAAATATTATTTGAAGCTAAAATCATATGGCCGAAGAAGAAGGAGTCGCGCGATTCACAGACCAAACGAAACCTCCGAAAATAGTCGCCAGGATTAACACGAGTAAACCAAAGGAATATTTCTCTTTTGGTGCTTCAGGTGGTGTATCGGGTAGCCGCTGTACATTTTGATTCAGTGTATCTATCTTTGCAAGCAAGTTTTGTAGCGCTAGTAGTATTTGCAGCTCGCGGTCTTTAGGTTTCTCTTTTACATTTACAGTTGTAATCTCAAGCACCATGTACCACTTTGCATCCGGTTGAAGCAACACATAGTCCCCATCGTCTTGTTGTTCATATATTTTGAAGTTCAACTTCTTTATTGATATGGGATTGAAGAAGTTTGTTTGACGTTGAAAACTCCTCCATTGTTTGTCTCGAAGAATTACATCATTACTTCCAGCAAAGTGTCTCTCAACTGGCACTCTGGCCAGAATCTGTCCATGTCTCTCATCAAGAATTTGGGCAACTTTTGGAACTTCTGGGCATATTATGTCAACAAACTTTGCTATGTCTGTATCTGTACCATCATTCCCACCCACCTGTGTGATATAGAAGTCCACCATTTTGATACCAAGGACGCGACCCATGTCTTCGACGTGTGTATTTGATTCAAGTTGAAGATCCAGTGAAAATGTATTGTTTGTACCATTTACAAAGTTTGAGTCAATTATGACATACTGAGTTTTCTTTGGTATATCGTCTAATGACATTCTGAATTATACTGATATAAAAAAATCTGACACTTTAATACAAATGTACGCCAAGGCAATTTACAGAACTATCATGTCAATGACACCATTCTATATTGAAAATTTATGTGTATGGGTAAAGACTGCTGTATGGGATGCCCCAAGACGCATCTATCTGGATATTGATTTGGAAAAACACCGAATTGAAATGGAACAAGAACGCCTAAGTAAGATCGCGGGTAAGGTAATCTTAAATGAATAGATGGACTTTATCCCACTCGTGACGGACGATTTTAGAATCGCATTTTGTCGAGCAACTGAACCACTGTGTTCAGACGTTCAACGAATCATCTGGAAAAAACTTCTTCACGAAGATATAGAGTTAAAACCTCCACCGACACCTCAAAAATGTCGTATTCAATACTCCACAGTTTCTGGGAGCTGCTTGCCCCGCAACCTATTCGAAAACCTACACCCGACCCAATGACACGAGATTATGAAGAATACGAAGAAATCATCGCCGTCAATGAAGCGAATGAAGTTATCGTGTTACATGTGCCAAAGAAATATCACATAAAGTTTTAATACACATGAAAAATAAATGAATCGTCAATACCTTGAAAACTTTCGTTTGAAGTGTGAGGAAGCGCTTTCACAGTTCAAAAAGAAAAGACGCGACAGTTTCATCAAATATGGGGACACTCAGTACGATGAACATATTTCAAGACTTCTTTCTCTCACATCTCATATTGACGATGAGATTCGCTCCATTGATACATATGAAGATACACAATTTGTGAATGATCTTTTTCACGAATATGATACATTTGAAGATATACACGAAAAATTGATACAATCTCTAAAGTGTGAATTTGAAAATATTGATAAGCAGACCTGGTACAATGAACATTTTGACAATTGGTCTACAATGCCAGAGAGACAAGATTGTGAAATGTACCCACTTCCACAAAGACTGCGTTATTCCGAATGTCGTCGGAAAATGTTTCATCATCTTGAGAAAGACTGGAAAAGAAAGACATTTCCAATATTAGCAGATCGCCTTGAATTTTTCTGATATATAATGATAAGATGAGATGGAGAATCGTTAAATGTTTCTACATTCAAATGAGGCAACATCTTACATTTTCAATTGTGACTGATGGTTTTGGTACCTTTATCCGCAATTTTGTGAGAGAGATCACACCCAAAAAATTAAATAAGGATACCATTCGTATGTTAATCAGAAAAGATGGTTCCACGACCACGAAAGATCGTTGAGAAGACTTACTACTATGCGACCGATTCAGAATCGGATTCGGAGTTTGACTTTAACTATGATCCAGCAAGAGATTCTGAATCTGAATCTGAAAGTGATGCCACTACAGTAGTCTTTGGTGAAGGTGACTGGGAACTTGAAGAAGTTTCTGACTCTGAAGATGGAACCGACTACGAGAGTGAGACTGAACCAGAATCAGATTCTGAAGAATTAGATGATCCAAAGCCATACTATGGTAAGGGATTCCGCGTCTATTTTGATAGCCACGCAGACAAAAAGTTCTTCATGCGAGCATTTGGCTTTCACGATGCCTAAGTCAAATAAGGAATAGAGTTTTAATAATAACAAATGTTACAACAATTTGAGTGGATCGTTGCCCTTGGGGGTATTTTCGCCTTCTTCGCTGCATTTGGAATAGGTGCAAATGATGTTGCCAATGCATTCGCAACATCAGTTGGATCGGGTGCTTTGAAAGTTAAGCACGCAGTGCCACTCGCGGCTGTGTGTGAATTCTCGGGGTCTCTGTTTATGGGAAGTCATGTCGTAAAAACAATACGAAAAGGAATCAGCGATCAAGAATGTTTTGTTGAGGACCCCGGACTTCTCATGTATGGATGTTTATGTGTTATACTGTCAGTCGCTATATGGTTAATTGTTGCGTCTTATTTTGAAATGCCTGTATCTACAACACATTCATGTGTCGGTGGCATGATTGGAATGACGATGGTTGCGAGAGGATCTAATTGNGTTACATGGATTGCAAAATCCAACCAATTCCCATATGTCAAGGGTGTCGTTGCCATTATCGTTTCATGGTTACTCTCACCGATTATTTCGGGACTTTTTGCTTCTTCATTATTTTTTGCGGTGCGATCTCTCATTCTTCGTTCCGAAAATTCTTATACGCGTATTCAGTACGGATTTCCAGTGCTTGTCGCGGGTACCTTTACAATTAACACATTCTTCATTGTGTACAAGGGTGCCAAATTTTTGAAACTTGACGACACACCTTTGTGGAAGGCGTGCGCCATCAGTTTTGGTGTCGGTGGTGGTTCGGGTATTTTTTCATATTTTTTCATTAATCCCATCATTTTCAAGAACGAACACACACTCTCTCGGCAAGATCATTTTGAAGATGGAACAGTTCAAGCCATCCACGATAATGCCGAACAATTTGACGCAAGGACTGAATACTCTATGCGATATCTACAAATCTTGACTGCGTGTTGTGATTCTTTTGCACACGGTGCAAATGATGTCGCCAATTCAATCGGTCCATTTGCCGCTATTTATGCCATCTATAAATCAGGTAAAGTCAGTAAGAATGCCGACATGGGTAATGACGCATATTGGATTCTCTCACTCGGTGCCACCGGTATCGTTGCGGGTCTCTCCCTCTACGGTTACAAGATTCTAAACGCCCTTGGCACTAAAATGGCAAAACTTACACCAAGTCGCGGTATTTGCATTGAACTTGGTGCGGCCGCTGTGATCATTTTGGGATCACGATTAGGTTGGCCTCTCTCTACGACACATTGCCAAGTTGGTGCAACCGTTGGTGTTGCTCTCTTTGAAGGCACGGGAGGTGTCAATTGGAAACTGTTATACAAAACCATTGCGGGATGGTTACTCACACTCGTCGTCGTTGGTTCTACAACAGCATTTTTGTTCGCCCAGGGCGCCTATGCCCCCATGGTAAAATACCCTTCGTATGTAATTAGCGCCTAATGTAATAATCACTTCAAAATACAATTTATTATGTAACAATATAGTAGATATGAAAGGACCCAAACTCCTTCCAAAGAAAATCACTTCCAAGATGAACAAACGCGAAACAACGAAATATGAAAGACTCCAGAAAGAATGGATCAAAACAGGCGATGATATGGTCAAAGCTCAAGCTGAATCTGTTGATTATGGTCGCGAAATAGATAATATTGAAAACCCAACCGCTACTATGCGAATGAAAGACAAGGCGCTCATCACTAAAGGTTTCAAGACCGAAGAAAAAGCGTTTAAGAAGGCTGATGAGTATGATGAATACAAGAAGAAGATGGAAGAAAAGTATAAATAAAGAATTAACTTAATATGTTATTATGAATGATACATCTGAGAATAGGAATAACAGATGATACAACACCCCAAGACCTTGATAGATATTTCACAAATATTTGGAAACACCAAAAGAAGATTGTATTATTATTTGATACAACTCAATGTTCCAATATATCATTGAGACGCGCGATGCAAATGAAGTCTGTACTCAATAAACATCGTTCAAATTCAAGAAAGTTTATTGATCACAGTGAGATTATGGTGAAATCCAATTTAATGAAAAATGTTTTGAAAACTGCACTTTATATTATACGAACTGAGAGACCTATTCATATAATTAAAGTATAGCCCCATAGTATAGGTATGTTGTCTCGCCAGATAATTGTACCGATTTCGTTAAAGACACACCGTAGACGGGTTACAGCCCGTGTACATAAAAGTGAAGATGTATGGGATCCAGACGATCAGCGTCGTATTAACGAAAATAAAAATTGGAGAGCTGGTGACCCCGAAGAAGATGCGTGGGATATAGACAAAGAGCGTGACGCAGCGAGATACAAACGGGAATCGTTGGAATCTGTATTTAGGTTGAAAACTGACGGTGAAGAAGAGACTTTAAAGAAGATGAGAGAAAGAATTGATAAATGGGAAGAATATATAGATAAGGAAATGGGTAGTTATGATAGTAATGATTAGAAGAATCGCAAGTATTTTTTTGAAAGATGAAAAACCTAAACTCGGGCGCTGGAATCTGAAGACATGTGAGGACATGGTAACATCTATCAATTCTATTTACCAAAATAGGGATCACTGTGGTGATACAATTTGTAAAACACCCAAACAGGCATCTGAATATCTTACAGAGAAGAAACCTAAGTTGTAGCTAATTATTTATAATTTAAGACAAAATGATCACAGGCGATCCTATTAACGACGACATCCAATGGCTACTTCAAGAACTTAAACAAGTTGACAAAGATCTTGAAGCAGTTAACGCGTACCGTAGTTTTACTGAACGCGGAAATACAGTGTCCATCAGATATGCGGCGATAGATGAAGAGGCGGAGATCTCTTGGAATCTCCCAGAATATCTTCAAAAACAATTGGCAGTTTTGAATTATGCGAGAGACAACATAGTTTTTGAATTGGGGTGCTTAGACGAAAGTTACTTAGAAAATCTGTAATAACAATTTGTAAGAATGGATCATCTACGAAACGCACTGCGTGTCATAGATCAGAACTCTGACAAGTTACCCGAGGGTGACTACCTTGAAATATGTAATCATTTACGAAATGCGTACAGGGATAGAGATGCTAGGGAGATGGCAACCCTCGTTGATTACGAAAATTTTGATATATTTGTAAGTGACACCCCCGGTGATGTCCTTGATCACTTTTATGATCATTATTACAACACGGCCATNTTAAGTGAAGAGAACTTCCTTCGTATGCAACTTACCTATTTACATGATGAGTTAAACTACAATAAACCTTTGCAGCGTGCCACGAAATCTGTAAAGAGGGAAGCTATAAGGCAGTATTGTATGTTACACAACATTCTTTTAGAACNATATGATGAAGAAACACTTCGTACACACCTTGATGAGTCGGGATGTGATCTCGGTGATTCTGGGACTAAATTTGAAAANGGTGTAAAGCAGATGTATAAGTCCTATATCGCAGTTGAAAATACATATAGGGAAATATATTCAACTGCAATTCAAAAACGAATTAGTAAGATCAATGGATGGATTGAGAATTTAGACGACATGT